TGATAAGTTCTTTAATGTATCAAACTGATCTTTAATCGTATAACCATCAACGGTCTGCATTTCTTTTATTACATCTGATTCACCTGTTCCTTGTTTTACATTTCTAGGTTTCATTTGAAACTTTGCTGATACTGGTCTTGCAACACCACCTATTGCCAACATATTTTCTAAACTTCTAAATCTAAAACCTGTGCTGTCTTCGTAAAATAACATACCACTTGAATTGTATTTTAATGGTTCTGCCATACCTGATAATGTAGCAATCGCTTTCAAAGGTTTAATTCTAGGCATAACAAATTTATGTAAACCTTTTGTTTCTTCTACAATTAAATTCTTTTTACTATCTAAATCACTTCTCATCATATCTACAACCATTGTATCAATAGGACCTTCATATGTTCTATTAACTCTTGTCATTTCATTGTCAATCATTTCTTTACTGCAAAAATGTAAAACATATATTTGTGATCTAGGTGTCAAAGGTAATCTATTACTGATTTTATAGATAAACATAGGGTGACCTGTTTCGCTACTGAAATCGTAACCTCTACTCGTGCCTGGCGTATATAACTTAAATTCTATGCGTTCATAACCTGTCAAAGGTAAATGTGATATAACAGATTGACCGTCTGCGACTACTACACTTCCTGACAAACCTGCGCCGTTAAGTGATTCGTATAAGTCTATTTCTAATACTTGTGATCTAATTGAAATTGATTTAGCGTTCTTATTAGAACCATCTGCTGATTGATATGATACTAGAACAATATCATCTAGTAAAAATCTACCTGCTCTTGTAAGTTTACTTGTATCTATTTGTGAGTACATAATTATTCATTCATTAATCTTTCAAATTCTTCAATTAGTGCTGGTAAGAAAGATGGAGATATTAATTTAATTCTACTTAATCTATCTTGTTCTCTTTGTTCATATTCTCTATTTGAAACTGCTTGTGCGCCTGGGTCTGTACTATTACATTCTATCAAGTGTGAGTAATCAATAGATGTTTGTGGTCCACTAGATTGCACCTTTTCATAATGATGTATTGCGCCAGGGTTTTCATATTTGTCATTTAAATATTGTTCAAACGCTGAAAATGATAATGGCCAACCGTGTAAACCATCTGTTATATCATTTGTTATTAATACTATCCAATGTAGTTCAGGACTGCCAAAATGTCTTTCTGCAATAGTTTCAGGTCTCTCACCATCTGCAACAAAATATTCTGAATAAAGACTTGCCTCATTCTTTATTTTATCTCTTATCTTAATTCTTCTCCATAAATCAGTAACCAGTTTATATTCTTTTGTGCCTGGTATAATATATTGACCTTTAGGAAATCTTGTAAAGTACATTAATATCCTTTTGCTACCGTGTCTTTAGTCATAATTTCTGTTTCACCAAATGTCAAGTTCATAGTTATTAATGTAGGAGGAGCACCTCTTTCGTCTGGTGTTAATGTTGAAACAACACCTTCAGGAGCATAATCTACATCACATTGTTTTAATACACAACGGCTAATTCTAGGTAAGTATGCGTTTTCATTATCTCTATACATATAAGTTATTTGAAATTCTGATGGTACATTAAAGTAACCATTAGCACCACTTTGTTGTTCAGGTAACATATGAAATCTAAACAATTGTAATATCTTGTGTACACTATCTTTTTCTTTCTCATTCTTCGGTGCAAAAGTAAATGGAAAACTAAACTCTCTAAACGGTACTGACTTAAATATAGATTCTAAATTAGGATTCTTTGCCTGACCTCTAAACTTATTATATAAATCTTTTGAGTTTTCAAAACCAGGTATCAATGAAGCAACACCGAAACCTGCCTCTTTAACTAATTCTTGTACTACTGCGGTCGTACCTTTTGCTGCCGCTTGTAATTTTGCCTTAAAACCTGTATCATTTATTACACCACCCACACCTTGTGCTACATCACCTGCAAGACCTGTTTCCATTGCCTCATAACTAGCGGATTGATTAAATTTCATTCCTTCAGGTGGCATATACAATATGATACTATCTGAAATGTAATTATGTTTTGAACCTAATTTACTAAACATTCCAGAGTTAACACCTCTTATTCTATTTTTTTGTACTACGCCTCGTCTTTTTATACCTTTAATATTTCTTATTGTACTTCCACCACTAGAGTCACCAACCATAGCATTAGGATTTTCTACTAACAATCCATTATTAAAAGTTTGAGTTTTATATGATGATTCATTGTGCATTAGAACATCAAATATTACATAATGTCCATCACCTAAATTACTTGTTTCTTGTGGGTAATATACCGTTCCGTATGAATAAGGATTTTCTTTTATGTGTGCCGTAGGACTTTCATTGCCTATCTCTAATGGAGATTTGTTTAATAGTTTAGCAGCAATCTTTGATGTTTGACCAGAATTAGCAAAATTAGACGCAAGTTTATTTCCTATTGCGTTCAAAGCCATAGAGGCAACTTTTCCTTTGATTACATTTGCTACTTTTGATGTCCAAGCCATTTTTATATCCTTACTAAATATTGTTATAACTATTTATATGATATGAAGAAGTCTTTTAAAGGAATATATAAACCAACGAACCCTAAAAAATATGTTGGCAACCCAAATAACATAGTATATCGTTCACTTTTAGAGCGTAAGTTTATGGTCTATTGTGATAACAATCCAGGCATAGTACAATGGGCAAGTGAAGAATTACCTATTAGATATTATAACCCTATTGACAAAAAATATCATAGATACTTTCCAGACTTCATATTAAAAACAGATAAGAATAAAAAAATGTTGATTGAGATTAAACCTTCTCGTCAATGTGTTAGACCTAAACCACCTAAAAAGAAAACTAAATCGTATATGCGTGAGAGTTTTGAGTTTATTAAAAATCAAGCAAAGTGGCGAGCCGCAACTAGTTATGCTGAAGATAACGGTGCTGTGTTTAAAATAATTACTGAAAAAGAATTAGGTTAAAAATCGTAAGAACCTGTATTACCTTGTTTTACAAACTTAAATGATTCATCTGGTTCGTGGTGTATAAATCCTGAAACATTAGAAGATTGAGATTGTGCTGTATTTGATGTAGCATTATTTTGTACATTGATAATAGTAGGTGGTTTAATATTATTACTTTCTGATTCTAAAGATTTAAGCATTGCTGATGTTTTTTCATCACCATCAACATTATCACCTACAACACTTCTTAAATTATCCATAGAAGCATTTACTTCTTGTTCATCAGCAATATAAGATTGTGTTGTTTGTAATCTATTTGCTCTTGCCTTTTCATAACCTGGTTCACCTGGTTTTATAATTTTATTTGTAACAGGATCAACAACTACTGCTAGTCCTGGGTCTTTTGCTGCTATTTTTTGACCAGGCAATGTAGTAGGTTCTATTCGTACATCTTCTCCTACCTCGTAAGTTGCTTCACCTTCGTCCATCTTGTTATAACCTTTTGCTGATGGTTTTTCATCAGCGTCATCACCACTTAAACCAAAAAACTTACCTACAGGAGAGTTCTTAAACCATTCAACAATTCCTTTAAAGAAACCTGTAATCTTGTTCCATATATTTGAAAATACACCAGCAATCATATCAATATTTTCTGCAACCCATTGAAAGGCAGCGATAACAGCAAGTACCTTTAAGGCAATCATTATTCTAGCAGTTTTAAATATATTAGCAATAGATTTAAACATCTTACCTATTGTTTTTAATGGGGCACCTAGGAAAGTCATAAAACCTGAAAATGCTTTTTTACCTACATTAGCAAATTGACCAAATGCGTCTGCAATAGTATCAGGTATAATCATAAATGCCTCTTTCAATTCAGTAAGTTTACTAAACCCTTGGTCATTACCACTAAAACCTGTATCTGCTGTTGTTCCTGTTTTCTTATCTATTTCTTCATTATCTAATCTTAATTGAGCAATATCTTCTTCATTTTTAATTACTTTTTCTTGTGCCCTTGTTCTTGCCTTACTATTTTCCCAAACTTTACTATCTAAATCTGCCTGTAATTTTACTCTATCTTCAGTTAATTTTTCTATTCTTTTTTCATTTTTAATTTTTTCTTTTTGTGCCTTGAATACATCTCGTTGAGTTAATAGTTTTACTTCACCGTTTTTTATTTCTGCTTTTAAACCCATTTCTCTAAATTTAGTTAGTTTGTCTTCTAACCTCATTTGTTTACTAGTAAATTTATCTACCGTTTCTGCTAAATCTTTGTTGTAATCTCTTAAATCAATTCCTAATTCAGTAGTAAGTTTAATGAGTTTGTTTATTGCTGTTGCAAAGTTATCAATAGAACCTGATTTTATATCTTCAGTTAGTTCTTTAATCATTTCAGGAACATTACCGACAACTGCTGATGTAGCAGCCTTCAAACCTAGAGTAGTAGAATCTTGTATAGATTTTCCTAATTTCTCTATTTCAATTTTTACTGCATTTGAATCGTTTTGTGATACTTCAAATTCAGTTGATAGTGGTTCTATTTTCGGTAATGCCATTTAATTAACCTATACTTGTGTCTTTATATTTTTTTGATTGTACTTTTGATGATTTACCATTTACATATAACCCAAACCAAGCAGCACCAGCCCCAACAACAACTGATACAAACCCTGCCTGTGCGTTATTAGGATTTTCTAATGCCATAAACCATTGCATTGTGTTATAAAATACAATACCATATAGTACCATCATAATTCTAGGTACCGTTCTCCAGTTAGATAAGAATTGAGGAAGTTCTTCTTTTAAAAACCACCACACCCATTTAATCTTTTCTACTGCGTCTTTTTTCTGTTCTTCAAACATAATTATCCTTTTATTTTACTTTGTTCTTGCCTTTTTCTTTCGTTTTCTTCTTTTATATATCGTATCAACAATGACACATATATATCTCTTTCCCACGGTATCATTGCCTCAATCTCCGATAGTGAATACTTATGATGTTGCATAAGTGCAAAATTTGTTTCAAAGATCGCCTCTAGGCTGTTGTGGGAGAGGCCAATCCGAAAAAATCCTGTAACCCGCTGAAGGTGACGGTACTCTCAACTCCTGTCTTCGGGTTCTTCACTTTACACTCGTGCCTTAATTTAGGCATAGTGTCAAAGAATTTTCTTAATTTAGCAAATTGTTCTTGTGCTAAGTTTTCAAAAAACTCTTTTAATTCTTCTTGTGTTGATTCACTAGTCGGGTAATTCTTTTCACCTTCGTAAATATAATCAACGCAACCTATGACTAATTTTATAATATCTTCATATTTAAGTGCTTTAACACCTTGTGTATCGTATAACACTTTCATATTAGGATATTTCATAACAACACCTAATTTTCTTTTTTCATCTAATAAAATATCATTTGTGTGTGCGTCATCTACTTGGACATCAACTTTTGATATATCAACCTCCACATCGCCATAGGTTGTATTATCATCTGGACAAATAATTTTAAATTTTGAAACTTCTCCTACTGATTTTGCCCTTACTTGTAGGAAAATATATTCTACATCAAATGTAGGTAGTGTTTCTACATTCAATTTATTAAATGTTACAGCACTTAAAATATTTTTTGTTGCTGTTTGCATTTCTTTTTCATCACCTGATTCAAGTGCCATATATAAAACTTTTTCTTCTTTTACTAAAAAAGGTCTATATTCAACCTTCATATCTGTTGAAGGCAAAGTCAACTCATATCTCGGTGTATCAACTATTGGTAACGCCATTATAACTCCTTATTATATTTAAATATTTAGTGGTGGTATTTTAAATGGTGGAAATACTCTTCCGCCAGTTACTCTACCTAGAGGTACTCGTCTTCTTAAATCGTTGAGTACATCTCTACCTGCCCTTCTCAATTCAGGTGGCAATTTATTTATCAAACTACCAAAAATTCCTCTATTGTTCTTAATTTCAGGTATCCTACCAGTAGGACTACCTAATTCTATATTACCTTGTTTATCTATAAAGTAATTAATCCAGTATCTAAATGAAAAATCTACATCTATTGTTTGTATATTATTAGCATCGTGGGAATATTCTACTGCACCTATTTTAGTAGGAAAGCAATCTATCAATTGTACACCATAAGTTATATCATCCCGTTCTTGTCTGCTAGCATATTGACCTAATTGAAATATGTTTAAGTTAGAAACATAGTTATCATAATAATTTGTATTAAATGTAGATGATGTTGACATAGCAGTTTTTTGCCATAATTCAAAATAACTTCGTTCTCTCATAAACTTATCAGCGTAAAATGTTGCTGATATAGGTGCTGATTTCATATCGTAAACTATATTTCTAGCAGGTGCATTGCCGTGTCTAATTTCTTTTGTTGTCATTTCTCTTTCAGGCATACTAATATTAGAACAAAATGCTCTAACTCGTCTACCGTTTGCCTGTTGTACGGCAAGTAAATCTTGTTGACTAGGGAATGCTTGTTTCTCTACGGCAGATA